GTGCACTACAGACTGGACTAAAGTTCTATGCTGGAACCGATACCTTTGCAAACATTGTAAAGAACAACGGAACCGTTTGGGACTCAATTGGTTCAACTGAAGCTGCTCGTGGCTCATACCTAGGCGGAATCGACCAGACCACTGGTGGTGCTCGTCAGACTCGTGTACTAGGTATTCCAGTGCTTGAAGTTCCTTACTACCCTGCGGACTATGTAGACCTTACATTCCCACAGAACCGTATCTGGGGCTTCCAGCGTGACATCACAGTTAACCGTTTCTACGTTCCTAAGAAGGACACAATCGAATACACCGTATTCGTTCGATTCGGAATCAACTGGGAAGAGCAGGATGCTATTGCATTCGCTGTTAAGGACCAGGACTAATTAGTTCTGCCTAACGGCTAAAACCCATGAGGGGGTAGGGCTTAATACCCTGCCCCCTTATTTTAACTAAAAATTAAGGAGAATATCATGGCAGAAAATGATGTAAAAGATGTTCAGAAGACTGAAGAACCTGTAGTTGCTGCTGAGGTTAAGGAAGCTCCAGTAGCTCCTGTAGTTGCTGAAAAGGCAGAACCTGTAGTAGAAAAGAAGGCAGAGCCAAAGGCAAAGCCAGCTGCATCTAAGGATGACGAGCAGGTTGGTCTATTTGCAGAGCGTAACCTTGCATGGAGCGGTGTCGGAAGCTTGGTAGCAGGACTAAATCTTGTTTCCAAGAAAGAAGCTGACAAGTGGCTTGGTGCAAAGCTAAAGGTTCGTCTCGCAACACCTGAAGAACTAAAGAATGCTTAATGCATTTTAAAATTGATGGGGTAGGTAAATCACCTGCCCCATCTTTAATTTAATGATATAATGAATGTGGAGATTATTAATGACAGAGAAACGAAAACTTGTAGCACTATTTTCTACTAGGAACGTTTTTTGGCAGGGTGTGGGGAAAATCAACTTTGGTTATAATATTGTAACAAGGGAGCAAGCAGATAAGTGGCTAACAAGAAATCATGTTAGAGAAGCAAGCCCAGAAGAAGTTGTTAAGGAGTTTGGAAAGTAATGGAAGTCTTAAGAGTACCGCCATATCCCATCACAACTAAGTGGGACGTGCCAGAGGCAAATGCCCCATATCTAATTTATGTTGAGGATGTTGTTGACCACTCTATTGAGACTGAGACTGTTACATCAGATGCAAACTCACAAGTAACATACACACTGCCACGCTCAAAAGTACAGTTTGACCGTGACTTTGTCTTTAAGGTATATGATACAGATATTTATGGCGAAATTGTCGTAGAATCAAACCTGACCGTATATAGACCATACGTAGACCCCAATATGCTAGGAACAACTCCCAGTGAAATCGCAGAATATAAAAGACTTGAAATCATTGCTCGTGCCATCATCGATGCATATATTGGTAATGATTCAGCTACAGGTGAAGCATTTTATAATCACAAGCTTGTTATCCAAGAAGTTGGAAATGGTACAGACTACTTCCCTGTATGGCATAACGTTAAGAAAATTTTGAAGGTATATGAAAACAATGTTCTTGTATTTAATGGAGAAGACATTGCATTATCAATTACAGATGTAATGTCGTCTAGTCCTGGAATGACAACATCTTTTATAACATCAACTGCCCACAATCTTGCAGCTGGAGATAGAGTCACTGTGTCTGGATTTACGCCAGACATCTATAATGGTGTATTCTCTGTATATGAGGTTGCAAGCGATACCGAATTTAGTATCAAGCTTGACACATTTAACAATCCAGCAGAAACAATCGGTACAGTCAAGAGAACATGGGATTACAAGTATGTCATTACACCAAATAACTCAGCAATTATGCGAGTAGATACTGAAAAGGTATTTGATAGGTTTGAGTCTGCACCACTACGACTACCAGTTGCAACTGGAGACCTATCTTACTATGGACGACAGGGTGTAGCCTTCCCACGAGGAACAGATTATATTTTCATCCTTGATGTAGGCTACAAGGCTGTACCACCAGATGTAGAGCAAGCAGCAATGATGTTGATTGAAGACTTGAAGTGTGGAAATAATGACTACTATAAGAGATTCATTACTCAATACAGCACAGACCAGTTCGACATGAGATTTGCTCCACAATTCCTTCAGGGAACTGGAAACCTAATCGTTGACAAGATTCTTGAAAATTACAAGGGAAATGTGTTTAAGCCAGGAGTAATCTAATGGCTAATTGCGAATCAACCAACTTTATGTTTCCACTTCAGGCGGATATATACTATCCAATTGTAGAGCAAGGTGGATATGGAAACCTGTCTAAGAGGTGGGTTCTTGGTAAAACTATTGCATGTGCTTTAAATCCTGCAGGTACAAAATTTAAGCAAGAGGTGCAGCCATCTGTAAACGTGGTAATTGACAACTCATTATTTGGAAGAACAAAAACAAATATCCTACAGCTTGATTCTGGTGAGGGTATTTCGTCTACAAATATTCTAATCACAAATATCCGTGATGCAAACGGAAATATTATTTGGGATGAGTCATCTGGTCCTCGTGCTGGAAAGCCAACACTATATGAGGTTGCAACATTCACCGCCATTGCTGGTCCATTCGGTGGTGTCGAATATTATAAGTTGGTGGTCCGTCGCTCTGAGAACCAGGCGGTAGACCTATAATGAAAGTAATTGTAGATGACTCTAAGTTTATGCGTGATGTAAATAATGCATTGGAATATTCTTTAGGCTTTGCAGATGGCATTCATGCTGGGAAAAATCAGTTTCTTAAAATACTTGGTGAAAACATCAAATCAACACTACTAGACTTTATCGATACAAATGCCAGGGTATCTCCAGAAACTTTACATCACGTCTATGAATGGTATAGGACTGGAAGCCCAGATGCAAGATTATATGATATAGAGTATACAGTGAGCAACCTTGGACTGTCTTTCCGCTCAAGCTTTAGACAATCACAGGTATTACAAGATGGTTCAAAGGTTCCATTTTATAATAAGGCACGAATCATAGAGGCTGGGATACCAGTAAGGATTAAGCCAGTTCGTTCAAAAGTATTGGCTTTTAATGTAGACGGTGAGTCTGTTTTTACAAGTAAAGAGGTGCAGGTTAATAATCCTGGTGGTACAGCAGCTAGGGGTGGATTCGAAAAAACATTCGATAACTTCTTTGAAAGATACTTGTCTCAATCTTTTCTCCTATCAAGTGGTATAATTAAGTATCTAGAAAATCCAGTTGCTTTTAAGAATAACTTTGGCTCTGCAAAAACTGGCGGTAGGTCAAGTGGATTCCAAACAGGATATAGATGGATAGTAAATGCAGGAGTAATGTCAAATGTCTAAAACATCAATTCTTAACACCCCAGCACTATGGGTTAACCACTACCTACAGGAAAAGCTGCAGGGGTTGGGCTTTGACGCTGTTCCATTTTTCCCATCTACACCAACTACGCTAAATGACCTTACAGAATATTTCCCACAAGGTGGTGTCATGTGTACCTATGACCGACTTATCCGTATGCGTAGAAATCCATTCCCACACATCAAGTGTGAACAACTATTATATTACTTTTATGCAACAGCAGATAACTCTGTAATAAACATGGTAAAGATTACCGAGCAAGTGCTACGCATTCTTGACAGGGCAGACGAAACAGCAGAAGACATTAATAATTGGGCTAGGACTAAGGGGACCATTATGGTTGAGGGAGTTGCCCTTGAGCCTAACTTTAATTTCCATTCGTTCAAGGTATACCAACTTGAAGAGGTTCGTGACATCATTGACTTTGGTACAGCCAGAACTTATGGCGGTAATAAGATGATTATTGAGTTTGACTATAATATGATTATAGACCCAAACCAGCAGAATTATGGTACTGCCTAAAAGGGTGGTATACTTAATAATGAGGAAACACACCCTCTAATCTAATGAAAGAAAAAGAGGTGAAAAAAATATGGCAGATTACACTCGTGGTACCAGCTCCCAGATTATCGTTGGAGCTGCTGCACTATTTGTTTACAAGGGAGATTCCGAACTAACCGACACTGACCTTCCAATTGCGGAAAGTGGTGTCTCATACAAGGAGACCCTTTCAAAGACCGCTAACGCTACAAACTGGCGTAACGTGGGCTACACAAACAACGGACTAGAGGTATCGTTCGAACCTGACTTCGGTGAAGTTAAGGTTGACCAGCTTCTTGACGTTGCCAAGATGTACAAGCAGGGTATGAAGGTAAACCTAAAGACCAGTCTCGCAGAGGCTACTCTAGAGAACCTTCTTCTCGCAATTGCACGTCCAGCAACTGACCGCTACACAGGCACAAGCGTAACTACTTCAACAGCCTACTCAAAGGCTTTTGCTGGTGGTGACGTTGTTAACCTTTCTGCAGGTGAACTCGGAGAGTCACCTTACGAAAAGGGTCTAGTAGCAGTTGGTGCTTCAACCAGTGGCAATGAGCGTATTTACGCAGCTTACCGTGCACTATCAATGGATAGCGTTACAGTATCAGCAAAGCGTGAAGAGGCTACAATGTTCGACGTTTCATTCCGTCTACTACCTAACAACGGTGGTTCATACGGTAAGATTGTTGACCGTGCTACAGCTTAATAACTGAATAGCTTGAGACTCCCCTTACTTCGGTAGGGGGAGTTTCTTTTTGGTATACTTATAGGATGGCTACAAAAATATATGAGAGTGCAATCATTAGCACCATTGATGGTATTGAGATATACATTACACCATTAAAAATAAAATACTTAAGAATGTTTATGGATGCTTTTAATAAGTCTAAGTCTGTAAAAACTCAGGATGAATTCCTGGACATTCTTATCGAATGCTGTGCGGTAGCCATGAAACAATATTATCCACTAATAAAAACAGCAGAAGATGTCGCAGATACATTT